CAAAAAGTTTGGGAATATATGGAAGAAAATTTAAAATATGAATAACTATTTGGGAATAGCGGTTTAAAAATAAACAAATATAGACAATGTAATTATGTTTCGTAGTAACACAGTTAGTTTAAAACTCACAATACAACTATGAATAGTAATAGTGCTTTAAATAACACTTATAAATAATATTGTATATTTTTTCAATTTATAAAGGATAGTTAAAAAAAAAGAGTATATTTGTCTTCGGGTTTATTCATTCCCTATTTTGGATTTATAGTTAATTTTAGTTTAAGTGAGCAGGTTTGTAAGGTTTCCTGCTCACTTTTTTTGTGGGTTAAATATAAAGTTGTATCTTAGCTAAGATTAATAGATTTGCCGTCTTTGGTTGTGGGGACTGGAGGCGGTTTTTAAAAGTAAAATCGGTTTTAAATACAATATTAAAAAATAAGTATAAAAAAAGCCACCCGCTAAGATGACTTTTAACCAAAATTACACATAATTTTCTCCTATTATTTTATGTTCAGTTCATTCTGACGAGCCAAATATATAAAAAATATCTATACAAACAAGCTTTTTTATAAAAAATTTCTATATATTTGTAGAATAATGTTAGAGAAACTATCAAAAAAGGACAAACAATGGAGGCATATAGCCTTTAATATCTGCAAGTGTAAGGACTTATCGGATGAAATAGTAAACAGAACTTACATGAGGTTATACGACTATGACATTAAAGAGGAGAAACTAACCGACTCTTACGTAATAGCGTGTATTTATAACACATATATTTTATATTGCAAAGAACCTAAACATATAAGTATCGAGAATTTTTACGACATATCAGAAGAAACAACAGACAGTACTTTTACAGATGAAGAGATAAATGTTCTTTTAAAAACTGAAACTGATTTAAAATGGTGGCAAAGGGAATTATTGATACATAGTTACGATAAGAGCCTAAGAGAGATAGAGACACAGTTTAATATAAACTATAAGTTTGTGTACGATGAATCTAATAGAGTGCGAAAAATAATACTAGGAGATGACTACAAACGCATTAGGATGGAATCACATTCAAACACAGCGAAAGGAAAGCAAGATAAACGGACTAAAGAATACAGAAACAATAACTAAAAATAAATAAAATGGGAATATCAATAATGATTTTAGTATGGTATTTAATGGGAGCATACGGCTACTATTACTGGGTAACGAAAGATGATAATTTTACAGTTAATGACTTAATACTTATGTTTATTTCTGGATTTGGTGGTTTGGTTGTTTTACTAGTTCTTCTAGCTGAGTGCATTGTAGGTAAAGATAAAGTAATATTTAAAAGAAGACAATAAATATGGAACTAGAAAACAAATCACTAAAAGAGTTAAGAGAGATGTACCCATATATTAAATCTACTTCTAAAGTTGGGTTTATAGAAAAGATAGAGAGTAAGGAATATGAAAGCGAAGGGCTAGGAGATACTATTGAAAAGGTATTAGAATCTCCTATATTGAAACCAATTACCGAAGCAGTAAAGAATGTTATGTTTAAAGATGGTGAAGACTGCGGTTGTAAGAAAAGAAAGGTATTTTTAAACCAGACTTTAAAGTATAAACTAAAACCGAGATGTCTTAACGAAGAAGAGTATAAACAATGGGGAGAGTTTAGAAAGGATTTAACCCTTGAGATTGCTAATAGTGATATAAAGTATGTTTGTGCATTATACGCATCTGTAATGAATCGCCAGTACTTTGAGCCATGTAGAAACTGCTCACCTAAACCACTAATTTATATGATAGACAATCTTAACGTAGTTTACGATAGTTACATATGATTGAAGAGAACTTAGAGATACTATTAGATAGCGAGTTAGGACAATTAGAAATGCTTTTTACAGAGCATAATATAGTTTATTATGAGTTCTGTTTTTATCGGGAAATATTAAATTAAGAGTCTTCACATGGTGGAGCAAGTAGACTAAAAGCCTGAAAGTCAATAACTTTGATTAATCAATACTTTTATCAAAATGGAGAATAAAGAAAATAGAGGAGGGAAGAGAGAAGGCTCGGGGCGTAAGTCTAAGGTAGACGAGGAATCAGTAAACGAAATATTTATAAAAGCACTAAAAAGCATTTACAATAAAAAAATAGATGAGGATGCTAAGATTGAGTTTGTAAAAGAATTAGCAGAAAGCCAAAGGGGTCAAATATTTATAGCCGAACATATCTTTGGAAAACCGAAAGAAAAGATAGAACAAACTACGATGACCTTAGACAAAGAGGTGACTCAAGAAGATATAAAAAGAATTAGAGAAGAGTTTTTTAAAAAGTATTAGATGACTGAAAAAGATGTGTTAAGGGAAGCACTCGAAAGCAGTTTACTTTTGTTTGCTATGTACATGTACAAAGAGAATCATAACAGAAATTTTGTACCTGCCAATCATTTAGAAATAATAGCAAATACATTAGAGCGTGTTTATAAAGGTGAGATTAAAAGACTCATAATAAATATGCCCCCAAGATACGGAAAGACCGAACTAGCGATTAAGATGTTTATTGGTTGGTGTCTAGCACGGGAACCTTCGTCTAAATTCCTTCATTTATCTTATTCCGATTCCTTAGCCTTAGATAATTCTAGCCAGACAAAAGAGTATATTAATTCAGAGCCATACCAAAAACTTTGGAGCATGAATCTAAAGAAGGATGCGCAAAGCAAAAGTAAATGGTTTAACGATGACGGTGGGGGGGTTTATGCTACATCTTCGGGTGGAGCAATCACAGGATTTGGAGCAGGCTCTACAACTTTAGGAGGGTTTGGTGGTGCGATTATAATAGATGACCCATTGAAGCCAGACGATGCTTTTAGCGATGTGAAAAGAACATCAGTAAACGAACGATACAACAACACAATTCGCTCAAGGGTAAACAGTCGAGACACTCCTATTATCTTAATCATGCAGAGGCTACATGAGGACGATTTAAGCGGGTATTTGTTAGATGGTGGCTCTGGTGAAGAATGGGAACATATTTGTTTACCAGCATTAAGTAGGGGTAATAAACCTTTATGGGAACAAAAGCACACATTTGAAGAACTTGAAAGCATACGGCAAGCAAATCAATACACATTTTCAGGACAATATCAACAGAAACCTGCGCCAGATGAAGGGGGAGAATGGAAAAAGGACTGGTTTGAAATAATAAATATAAGCGATGTGCCTTTAGCCAATCTTAAATGGGAGTTGATTATAGATGGGGCATACACAAAGAATACAGCAAACGACCCTACAGGCTATCAAGTGGGAGCGAAACACAAGAACGATTACATAATACTAAGTTCAGTAGATAAGTACTTAGAACTGCCAGAACTCTTAAAAGACATTCCAAAATACATAGAAGCCTTGCCTGTTAAAATAGGATTGATAAGAATAGAGCCTAAAGCAAGTGGTAAGTCTTTAAAGCAAATGATTAAATCAAGTACTAATTACAATGTAACTGAAATAAAAAGTGACTTTGTAAACAATTCTAAGATTGAGAATGTAAGAGCAACCTCTAATTATATTGAAGGGGGAAGGGTTAAGATAATCAAGGGAAGTTGGAATCAGCACTTTTTAGACCAAGTAGGAACTTTTCCAAACGCCAAGCATGATGAGCATATAGATTTAACTTGCTACGGTATTGAATCAAATCTTATGAATAATAACAGGATAGAAATAGGGTAGTAACAAATAATTGAAAATTTAGTTATAATAGTATATGAAGTTAAAAGCAATCATTCCAGAAGATATAAGCGATATAAGTTTGAGCCAGTACCAAGATTACGAAGCGTTAAATGATAAACTTATAGATGAGAGTATTGATGCGGAGGAGTACAATAAGCAAAAGATTTCTTTATTCTCTGGTATTCCATATAATAGAATGGGTCAAGTCTCATACAAAGACTTTGCTAGTTTACTAAGTGATATAGATAAAGCATTAGAACAAGAATGTAAGTTTGTCGATAGGTTCTTTTTAGATGGTATTGAGTTCGGTTTCATTCCTAATTTCGATAAGATAGCCAGCAAAGAATACTTTGATATACAAGCGTATAGTAAAGAGTTAGAGACAGGTAAAGGTATGCCAGTAGAAACATTACACAGTTTAATGGCTATATTATTTAGACCTGTTAAAAAAAAGGATAAGTTAAAGAATTACAATATAAAAGAATACAACGGCACAGAAAAGTACGGGGAGTTAATGAAGCGCACACCTATGCACATCGTAAAGGGTGCGATTGTTTTTTTTTTGAGTTTATCGAAAGAATTACAAAGGCATATCCAGAAGTGTACAGCGGAGGAACAAGTGAAGGAACGCAAGCGAGTGACTTCTTCGGCAAATGGGGATGGTATGACACCCTCAACACTTTAGCAAAGGGTAAGCCTTGGAAGTATAAATTTATAGAAGAGTGGAATGTACACGAAATGCACGTGTTTCTTGCTCATAAAATAGATAAGCAGAAGTTGAAAGCACAATTAAGAAACAAGAAATGAACCACTATACAGAACTATTAAGATACGTTAGAAGTCTATCGGATGCAGACCCTTTTGTAAACACAACAACACAAGGGATAGATGAAGATATGGATTTAGACAAAGGTAACATTTACCCATTGTTTAACATTGAATTGTTTGATGTTACTTTTCCTAGAAACACAGTTACATTTCAATTAGAGATGACTTGCTTACAACAAAGAGATACAAACAAAAAGATTGATGTAGATAAGTTTTGGCTGCAAGATAATAAAGTAGACAACTTTAACGAAACTTTAGCAGTACTCAATAGAGTAGTAGGTAAAATGAGAAAAGATTTTGGAGATACAGAGATAACAATAGATGAGCCAAGCGTAGGAAAATTAGAAGATTTCGGAAAGAATAATTTAGATGGGTGGAGTCTCACAACTACGGTAACAATGCCGAATGTTAATATAAATTTATGTTTGTAAAAGATGGACGTAAAAAATTCTTTAGATAAATTTGGTAAATCAGTTGTAAAGCAATCACGCACACAACTAACAAAGAAGAAAAAGAACGCAAGTAAAGCGTTGTATAATTCTATTGATTACGATTTAAAAGTTAGCAAGAATAGTTTTGAATTATCTTTTAGTATGGAAGATTACGGAACATTTGTAGATAAAGGAGTTAAAGGTGTTGGAGGAACAAAGGCAGACGGTTCTAATTGGAAGAAAAAGAAAGTAGTAGGTAGTAAGTTTAAATACACAAATAAGAAGCCACCAGCAAGCGCATTTAATAACTGGACTGTTAGAAAAGGAATAGCACCAAGAGGCAAAGGAGGACAATTTACAACAAGAAAGGGGTTGCAATTTGCGATTGCAAATAGTGTTTATCATACAGGATTAGAAACAACTAACTTTTTTACACGACCCTTTGAAGTTGCCTTTAAACAATTACCAGATGAATTAGCCGAGGCTTACGGGTTAGAGGTAGATAAACTATTAAAATCAACATTGATATGATTAAAGCATTAAGCCCACACTACGTAACAACGCCCTTTGTAAGCCCATTAACTTCTGTAACGTGTACTTCTTACAAACTACAGATATACGTTTGGAGTGGAGATAAAGCAAGTGTTCCAGCAGCAGCAACTTATGAAGAGACTGTATTAAATACAAACACCTCGATAGGTGATAGTAAGTTAAACATATCAAGATTAATAAATGATTTAATAACTTTCACAGCTACAGATTCAGCAAGTACAACAGCCTTAGATGGTAACAATCAAATGTGGGTGCAACACGACGTTATTTACACAACTACAGACCCAACAGATGACGATGTAAAACAACGCATTACAACGGCTTTAATGTTTATCGGGTACAATTACGGCTTAGAGGGAGAGAACGCACAACCACCAACTAATAAAGTGTTTATGAGTGGTACAGAGTTCAATGTAAACAGGTCGGGATTTTTTAACGTGCCTGTATTATTAACAGAAGACACTGGTTCACAAACAGCAACCGTTATAAGTTACCCAGACAACGAAATTAATTCTACTTTAACATTACCAAATACAAATGATAGTGCAGAGTTAGTCCAGTACTTATGGGTAGATTGCTCTGAAACAACAACCGATACTTATATCCAAGTAGTTTATAACAGCGTTACAATCACTTTATACATCACAGCAGAATGTCGATATACTCCTATAGATATAGCCTTTCAAAATAAAGAAGGGGCTTTACAATTGTTTACGTTTTTTAAAGTAAAAAAAGACACAATTGATGTAACAAGTGAGACTTTTGAAAGTGACAGAGGGCAACCAAGCGAAGGAAAGCACCAGTTTATAAAATACAACGTACAAGCTAAAAGCAAGTTTACAGTAAACACTGGATTTGTAAGCGAGAGCGTAAACGAAACAATACAACAGTTATTATTAAGCGAGAGAGTTTGGCAATATGATGGTACTGGCTTTATAGCCTTAAACGTAAACACTAATAGCCAAGAGTTTAAGACGAGACAAAACGACAGATTAATTAACTATCAAATAGGGTTCAATCACGGTTACAATAAAATAAATAACGTTTAATAGTTTATGAGAGTTGACATCTACATAGGTACGAATCAAGTAGACTTATTTGAGGATGAAAATCTTGAGATAAATAGTTCAGTAAATGATATTGAAGATATTACAAAGAACACTACAGATTACTCTAAAACTTTTACAGTACCAGCAAGTAAAGAAAATAACAAACTCTTTAAACATTGGTACAATGCGGATGTAGATAATTCATTCGATGCACGTATAAAGGTAGATGGTAAAATTAACCTTGATGGGATGCTTTTTAGAAATGGAAAGTTTCGGCTTACCAAGGTATCTGTTAAGCATGGCGCACCAAGTTCTTACACTATCAATTTCTGGGGTAATTTATTAGATTTAAAAGATATATTAGGTAAAGATGAATTGGGCGATTTAGATTTGTCAGCCTATAACCACACAAAGAATAGCTTTAATGTTTCAAAGGGATTAACAACCTCTTTAGCGGGTGGTGATTTAATATACAGCCTATTAGCAAAGAAGCAATATTTTTATAACTCTTTAATTACAAACCAAACCATGACGGACACCATGGCTAACATAGCATGGGGGAATGGTAGCGGTTCAAATGGAGTAGCGTATGGAGATTTAAAACCTTCTTTAAAAATAATTAGAATAATTGAAGCAATAGAATCTGATTACTCTTTAACTTTTAGTAGAGATTTTTTCGGAAGGACTGAATTTACAGACTTATTTTTGTGGTTAAATAAAACAAAAGATGATAGTGTGGGAGGGGGCACTAAAAAGATTCGCTTTGATGGGGGAAATTCTCCTTATATGAATCTAGCAACAGATACAGGATATTACCTTGCTTTTATTTCATTGTCTTGTGCTGTAACTCCTCTTGTTGGATATGAATCAGTAAAATATACCATAAAGACTTATGTTAATGATTCAGTATTCTTTAGCCGTGATTTTACAGGATTTTCAACCTCTTTTTTTACAAATATGCCACCTAACTCTTATGTATACTACACCGTAACATCTGAAGAAGAGTTTAGGTATACAGTAGATTTATCAGAAATAGGAGTTGTTACAACAACACACGCTACAGCAACACAGGATGCAGTAGGTGGGGAGTTTTTAACTTCTAATAATATGCCTAAGATTAAAATTTTAGACTTCTTAAAAGGTTTATTTAAGATGTTTAAATTAGTTGTGATTCCGCAAGATGACGGTACTTTATATGTTAATAATTTAAATTCATACTATGCAGAGGGAGGTGTTTACGATATTACTAATTATGTTGATTTTGACAATTTCGATGTGTCGAGGGGAACGGTTTTAAATGAGATAAATTTTTTATTTCAAGAACCTACAACGATATTAAATAAAACTTTTGAAGAGAATACAGGGGTCGCTTATGGTGATGCTGAAATAAAATTAAAAGATGAAAACGGTCTAATTTTAGACGGTGATACTTTAGAGTTTACTTTACCTTTTGAGCAAGTACTTTATGAGAGACTAACAGATGTAAACGGTTCTGTACAGACAAATATACAATATGGCGCTATAATAGATGCAGAACTTAAACCAGTCAACCCTAAAGGTATAATTCATTACAATGTAGTGGAAGCGATAGGCACTAAACATTTAGCATTTATAGATGACTCTGGAACTAAGGTAGAGTTATCAGATTATATAAATACTCCATCAAGCACTATAGATTTTGATTCAATGAATTTTAGCACAGTCTTTAATTCTGAATTTAGCACATGGGACGGGTCGCAAATTAATAAAACACTATACAAAAACTATCACGAAAAATATATCTTATCTATTTTTAACATCAAAAAAAGGGAGTTTAATTATAAGACTAAACAGATACCTTTACGGGTTTTATTAAAATTAAAGTTAAACGATTTACTACAAATAAAAGAAAGGTTTTACCGTATCAGTAATTTTAAATCAAACTTAGTTACGGGTGAGATGGACTTTAAATTAACTAATTCTTTTGACGATGTAATTAACGCCTTTGATGCTTCTCCTACTAATTTTATTACAGATTATCCAGCACAACAATTAAGTACCTATGTAACAAATCTAGGTAATTTTAGTTATAATAAAGTAGATGCTGGGGATGGTGTGGGTTGGGTATCGGTTACAAATTCTCTTAATAATGTGCTATTTGATTTAGATGGAAATTCAAGCGGAAGAGTAAGGAATATAATTATAGATTTAATACAAGCTGTAACATTAAAAGAAGAAAGGATTTATATTAGACAAGGCGGAGGTTTAGGAATTGCAACATTTGACAGTGATTCAGTAACATTTGACGATACAGCATTAACATTTGACAACGGGTAAAATATGGCAAAGCAAACAATAGATTTAGGTTCGGTAGCGAACGACGGAACAGGCACAACTCTAAGAGCAGGTGGGGATATTATTAACGACAACTTTACAGAGGTCTACGACTCTTTAAGTGATGTTGTGCTTAATGCTGATACTGTAACTACGCCTATGCAGTTTGTTATTGACGAAGATAATTTCTCTTCCAATTTAGCGACCAAAGTACCAACACAACAATCTACAAAAGCCTACATTGCTTCTCAAATTGCTTCGGCTATTGTGGGGGGTGTATACTATCAAGGTTCATATAATGCAGGAACTAATACTCCTAATTTAGAGACACCTACAGCAGGAACAATATTCAAGGGCTTCATGTGGACTGTAACGGTCTTAGGAGATTTCTTTACAGAATCTGTTCAGGTTGGAGATGTGTTAATAGCAGAGGTTGACGACCCAAGTGTTTTAGCCGATTGGACTGTTGTTCAGTCTAACTTAGATGCTTCTTCAATAAAGGCTCTTTACGAATCTAATGCAGATACAAACGCTTTTACTGATGCAGAACAAACGAAAGTAGGTTTTGTAAGTGTTACACAAGCTGTTGATTTAGATACAATGGAGAGTGATATTGTCACTAACAACGCTAAAGTGACGAATGTATCAACTGATTTATCAGAGGGCACATCAACAACAACCACTGTCGATGTTAATTCAAGTGATGGTACAAATGCGACATTATTAGCTGCAAGTACTTCAAGAGCTGGATTACTTACAAAAGCAAAGTTCGATGAAATAGTAGCGAATAATGCTAAAGTAAGTTATACTGATGCAGCCGCAGTAGGATTAAATACAGCTAAGGTTACCTATCCAAGTGTTGACAGTACAAAAGTAGGTTACTTATCTGTTACACAAGCAGTAGATTTAGACGATGTGGAAAGCAAGGCGAATGATGCGGTACTTAATACAGATACTGTAACTACACCAATGGGCTTTGTTATTGATGAAGATAGCTTTGCTTCTGACTTAGCAACTAAAGTACCTACACAACAAAGTGTAAAAGCTTATGTAACAGCACAAGTTGCATCAGCTATTGTAGGTGGAGTTTATTATCAGGGCTCTTATAATGCGGGGACAAACTCACCAGATTTAGAAGCTCCCACAGCAGGAACTGTATTTAAAGGATTTATGTGGACTGTAACTGTATTAGGTGATTTCTTTACGGAAGCGGTGCAAGTTGGAGACGTGTTAATAGCAGAGGTTGACGACCCTGCTGCTTTAACTGATTGGACTGTTGTTCAGTCTAATTTAGATGCAGCCTCTATAAAGGCTCTTTATGAAAGCAATGCTAATACGAACGCTTTTACTGATGCAGAAAAAACAAATTTAGGGAATCAAAGCGGAACAAATACAGGGGATAACGCCACAAATACTTTATATAGTGGGTTGCAAAGCGAAGTTGATTTAAATACAGCCAAAGTTTCTTTTGATAGTACTAGCTCAACTAGATTAGCTAATACTAGCGGAACAAATACAGGCGACCAAGACTTAAGCGGTTACCTTTTAAATACTACAGATACTTTAACAGGGGATTTAACGGTTACAGGAACAACAACAGCACAAGGAACAGGAGACTCCTCTTTTGTAGGCAACGTGGGTATTGGGACAACAACTCCATCACAAGCATTAGAGGTAAACGGAAATATAAAAGCAAGCGTAATACAATTAACAACAGGAGCTACTGACACATATGTGTTAACTTCTGACGCTTCAGGTAATGCTAGTTGGGCAGCCGCAGCTGGAGGAGGAGGAGGGTGGTCAACTGTTTATAAAACAACAGATACTAACAAAGCAAGTACTACAAGTATGTCTGCCGACCCACAATTAAAATTAACAGGACTGGATACTAACAGTACTTATGCCATACAAATATTTGTTCTAGGTTATTCTGCATCTACATTACCAGACATGAAATGGAGGTTGTATACTGCGGGCACAACAGCCGATGTACATAAAATGTATGGAGATAGGACTACAGGTGGGGGGTATATCAATCAAAATGGTGTATCTTCTTTTCCACTAAGTTCAGCAAAAGAATCTTTATTCGTGGTAGGAACTCTCTACACAACTACTGGGACTTCAATGGATTTTTCTTGGGCACAAGACAATTCGTATTCAACAGCATCAACGCTAAAAGCTGGTAGTTGGATTTCCTATAAAAAATTAAATTAAAAACAATAAAAATAGTTTAAAATGAAATATACGCAAGATGAGATAGTTTATAAAATAGAGTCTGGTATTTTAAAGGAGTGGGAAGGCGTTTCTCTTTTTAAAAAGCCGACATGGAACGGAACTACAATAGTAGAAGGATGGACACAAGAAGATTCATATAAGCAAACAGAAAATGATAGAGAAAAAAAAATAGCAGAATTAGAAGCAGCAGGAGTTGACGTAGAATATAAGGATAACACATTTCATTTTACGAGAGAAATGGCTACCCAATTATTGGGGGCAACACAGTTATGTGAAAAGTTAGGTGCTAAAAATGTGGAGTGGAAAAATAGCGAAGGCAAGTTTATTAAAATACCTTTATCAAAATCTTATACTATTTGCGGGTCTGCTTTACAAAAGTTTATAGCAATACATAAAGAAAATTAAATGCTAGGAAATACAATATCAATATTGCAAAGTAACAAGTTTTATGGTGCTGGTGAGTTCACAGAATTAGCAAAAGGAAAGAATGAACTTGTAAGCGATTGGAGAGGGTTTAAAGACAAAACAACTAGAGTATGGCGTAACGTAAAGAAATAACAAATGAGTATAACGAAAGAGATTATAATAAAAGCAGATGCTGATGATGCAATTAGCGAAACTGAAAAACTAACAAACGCAATAGACAAACTATCTGGCGAGGTTAGCAAGATGGGTAAAGAAACTGAAAAGTCTTTTGATAAAGCAGAGAAAGGTTCTAGTAAACTATCTAAAGGTTTTAAAGGTATAGCTACAGCGTTTAAAGCAATAGGTATAGGTTTAGTTGTATCGTTATTTGCTAAACTTGCAGAGATTTTAAGTAGGAATCAAAAAGTTATGGATTTATTATCCAACGTTATGAAAACTTTAGAAATTGCTTTTAAAGATTTGTACGGGTTTGTTACTCAAAACTTTATGCCAGCCTTTAAGCAGTTAAAAACTTTTTTTGATAACCTTACCTTTGAAAAAATAAAACAAGCTATACAGGAGGGTATGATAGAGAGCTTCAACTCTCTTTTAGAAGTAGTTGGATTTGTGGGAACAGCCTTTAAAGAATTATTCGCTGGTAATTTTAACGCAGCATTAGATGCCGTTGGAGAAGCTGGGAAAGAGTTAGTTGATGTGTTCACAGGTGTCGATGGTACGGTAGATAAAGTTAGCGAAACACTTACAAAGGGAGCGAGTTCATTAGCAGATTACGCGAAAGAATCATACAATGCAGCGTCGGGTATTACAGAAGTAGCCAAACAGGCTTTAATAGCGGAGGCGATTAATCAAGGGTTGATTGAGAAGTACGATAGACAAGCAGAACAACAAAGACAAATACGAGACGATGAAAGTAGGTCTATAGAAGACAGGATTGCAGCCAATATAAAACTTGGTGAAATTTTAGAAGAGCAGGAAAAAACAATGCTTGAAAATGCTGAGTTATCAATTACAGCAGCTGCTAATGAATTGGCTTTAAATGATAACATAGAGAATCAAATTGCTTTAATTGAAGCCAAGAACGAAAGGATGGCGATACAAGCGCAAGTCGAAGGTTTTAGAAGTGAGCAATTAATAAATACAAACTCGTTATTAAAAGAGCAAATAGAACTAGAGAAAAAAGGAGCAGATGATTCAATTGTAAACGAAGAAAAAAAGAAAGTAATAGCAGATAAAGCAATTGAAGATAAAAAGAAAAATGCTGCGGATGAAATAGCACTACAAGAACAAATAACAAACTCTAAAATAAAAGCTTTAGATTTATTCCAAAGTTTAGTGGGTGAAGAGTCCGCTTTAGGAGTAGCTGCTTTATTAGGTAAACAAGCATTAGCCACTCAAGAGTTATTAATAGATATTGCAGCAGTAAAAAGTAAAGCAACAAAAACATTAGCCGAAACATCTTTGGATGGTGCTAAAGCGAGTTCATCAGTAGCAACTGGATTTGCAAATACACTTGCTTTGGGATTTCCAGCAGCAATTCCTGCTTTAGTTGGTTATGCAGGTGCAGCCGTTGGAATAGTTAGCAGTGTGCTTGGAGCGGTTAAAGGGAGTAAAAACGTAGCAGCTAAATACGGAGCAAGCGGCGGTAGTTCTAGCGGTGGTGGTGGTAATTTAGCACCTCCTGTAGCAGCAGCACCATCTTTCAATCTAGTTCAAGGAACAGGAACTAATCAAATATCAGACAGTTTATCAAGACAAGATAATCCTATCAAAGCCTTTGTAGTTAGTTCAGATGTTTCTAACGCTCAAAGCCTTGACAGGAATATTGTAGAGAATAGCAGTCTTTAATTGTAATTAACTTATAGAAGTAAACCTTACATCAGTCTTTTTAACTTCATTAAGTCATCCATTGTTTGCACTTTTACAAGGTCGCAAGCATCCATCAAAATAGGTTGAAGTCCATTTAGAGCATTATGTTCGCAGTTTAAAATATCTAACGTGTTGATTTGTTCACCTATTAAAAACTGTCCGTAAAAATCAATATTTGGCTGCTTAATATTGAAAGTTACTATTACACAATTTCCATTTTTCTGGTACTGTACACCGATGTCATCGTATGATTTTGCAGGTGTTTTTTTAATACCAAAACTTTCAATATTAGTATTTACCTTTTCATCATTCATGGTTAAATAAAAACCTTCAGATATAGTTTCGTCTATATTAAAAAGTTTAGTAATAATTGTGTCATTTTTTTCTACGTCAATTTTTATAATATGGTTCATAATTATATTTATTTTTATTTTAGTTATTTAATTAGTTACAAAACAGCAAACCGTTGCTTCTTTTCAGCATCAGTATAAGCCCTAGCCTTAACTCTCTTCTCTCCTTTTAGTAATTGGTGGTAAGTATACCCGTTAAAAAACGCCATCCATTTAGGCACGAATAAGCCGTCTCTCTCAATTACATATCCTGATAATTCTCTTTGGAAAATGTAATAATCTCTTCCTGTTTGTGTTCCTTCTTTTTTTACTGTATTCATGTTTATATATTTAATTGTTAATTTTTTATATAATCTTCTTTTAATTATATTAGTTCTTCTGAAGAACTTTGTGCTAATCTATCCATAATTTAAATTTATCTGTGTTGTTTATGTATTCAAATACTTGGTCTTTTGTAGATTTTGTTATAGTTCCTTTTCTTTTTTCTATATCAATAAAGGCTTCTTTAAACTCTGTGTTAATACTTTTTGTACTTCTTATATCTTCCAATATATCTACAAGTTTTTTTAATTCTAAACTTACTATTCCACCATTGAAAAGTATTTTTTCGATTCTGTTTTTAATGTGAGTTGTCATAATTTCTATTTAATTGTTAATAATATACAAACCTACATGTAAAATTCCTTTTTTTGTAACAAAACCTATACTTTTTAGTTATAGTAGTGTACTAAACAATAGTTATAATCTATGAAGGTTTACGAGGCTGTATTTAATGAGGCGAAGAATAAAGGTGTTTGGGGTATCTCTTTAGTTGAAGACCCTGCAATGGAAGAGACATTTTTAGCGCTCTCTAAAGCAGATTCTAAGATAGAGTTAAAGACTTTAGATGAAGAGCAAAGAATCATAGTAGGTCTAGTATTAGAGCCAGATAAAAAAGTTTACAGAAATCAAGGCGGAGAAGAATTTGAAATGTTTTTTTCTAAAGAAACTGTTAAAGATTTGATGTATAACTTCGCTAAACAAGGCTACCAAACAAACTCAAGCATAGAGCATAGCGGTCAAAGAATAGAAGGCGTTTCTTTCACAGAAATGTGGCTAGTAAGAGACGAGAAAATGGACACTGCTATTTCTTTAGGTCTAAACCCAAAAGAAGGGTCGTGGATGGCTGTATCTAAAATAGACAGTGATGATGTTTGGAATGATTACGTTAAGACAGGAAAAGTAAAAGGCTATTCAATCGACGCTTTTGTCGAATTACAGGAAGTTAAATTAAATAAAGATAAACAAATGGAGAAAACAATTTTAGAAGAAATTAAAGACATTTCTAAGGCTATCATGTTGACTTTGAATCCTGCAAAGGAGGAGGTTAAACTAGGTAGTGTAAATTCAGTCGATGGAACGGCTCTTATGTACGATGGCGAAACGCCAGAAGTAGGTGGGGCGGTCTATCTTATGGATGCAGATGGCGAGACAAAGATACCTCTGCCAGTTGGGGAATATGCTTTAGAAGGCGGTGGCAATCTATCAGTAGTTGAAGAAGGTATTATTGCTTCAATTGGAGTAGCAGAAGAAGAGGAAGCACCAGCAGAATTAGCAGAACCAGTAGCAGCACCAGCAGCAGCGACAGCAGCAGACGTAGCAGCGGAAATCAAAAGTGTACTAATTAAATACACAGAAGATGCTAAAACTGAAAGACTAGAATTTGAAAAAGCAATCAAGTTAGAGCTTGAAACTTTCAAAGGTCAGTTAGTAGAATTTTCTAACAAGCCAGCAGCTAGTAAAACAGTAAGCGCACCGACTTTAAGACAAGGTACAAAACAGAATTACATTGAATTTTTAAACAACAAATTATAAATGGCAACAACAACAGTAAATTCGATTTTTGGAACTCCAAGAACGAGAGTGGCTCAAAATTTATCAGCCGTAAGTTTAACACTTACAGACTCTGATAGTGGAATAGAGCAAAACATGGCAACAGATGCAAAGGTATATACTTTACCTTTAATTACATCCTCTACATTAGGATTAACTCTTATATTTAGAAATACAGGAGCAGACGGAAACAACTTAATTACAATCTCTCCTAATGCCTTAGACGGTATTAACGGAACTATTGCTAACGCAGCAGCAGATTCAGTAGCAAGTGGAGTAGTAAATAAGAATTTAGTAAATACTAAATCAACTTCAAACAAAGGGGATTTTGTTATCCTTACGGCAGTATCATTAACAGAATGGTACATTACAGGAGGAGTAGGAATTTGGGCATCAGAAGCATAATTAAAAAAAACAAAATAAAATGGCAACAACAACAAATATAACAACAAACTTCGTGGGTGAAGTGGCTGGTGAGTATATCGCTAAAATGATACAAGAGGCGAACACTATCAGTGAAAATTTAATTACGGTGCGACCTAACGTGGTATCACCAGAATTTGTAAGAAAAATACAAACAGCAGACGGGTTTGTAGATTACGCTTGTGGATGGAATCCATCAGGCTCAACAACTTTAACAGAAAGAGAATTAGCCCCTAAGAAAATCAAATGGGATTCTGAATTTTGTAAGGAAGATTTTAGAAATTTATGGACTGCTCAAGAAATGGGCTTTTCTGCACACAATGACAACTTACCAGCGACAGAACTTGCTGCAATTTTAGCCGATTACGGGCAAAGAGTAGCACGTAAGATAGACGTTGATATTTGGGAAGGTGACAACTCGGACGGAACTCTTGCAGGTATAATTCCAGCATTAGTAGCAGATGCGGACGTGATTGATGTAGCAGCACCTCAAGCAATTACATCAACTAATGTAGAGGCGCAAGTAGGAAATTTCTTTGATGCAATTCCAGATGCAGTTTTAGAATCTGACGGTATTGTTTACGGTGTATCTACAAATGTAATAAGAGCATTACGTAGAGCATACGGAAGCCAAGCAAGGTCAAACGGTACTTTCTTAAACCCATCAGAATTCGAATTTGAAGGATATATTTTAACGGAAGTTAAAGGATTGAACGCGAATACAATGGTAGCTTATAACAAGAACCAAGTATTTTTTGGAACTGGTCTTTTATCAGACATCAACGAAGTGAAGATTAAAGATATGGATGAAGTAGATTTATCTGGACAAGTTAGAATGAAATTAGTTATGACAGGTGGCGTTCAATACGCTTACGGTGCTGAGATAGTTTTATACAGAGGATAGAAAATAATATCACTAAGGGGTGAAACTCCCCTTTTTTTAAACAAGATAAACAATGGCGTGTGATATAACGAGTGGGCGAGTAAAACAATGTTCAGACACTTTAGGAGGTGTTTCTAAACTATATTTATTCAATTACGTTGCAAATCCCTTTACAGTTTCGGCTGGGGAAGCAACAGCAATGAATGTATTAGTAACAGCGGCTTACGAATATGACTTAGAAGGTGATGGGCATATTTTAGACGAGCAACAAGTACCGAACAGAGATGCAGGTACAAGAGTGAATACGCAAACGATTACAGCAATACTACAAAAGATAGATGCTGCAACGAGTGCGGAAATGAATTTAACAGCAGCGAACACACCGCAAGCAGTTGTAAAAGATAGAAACGGAAACTATTTTGCAGTAGGAATTACTGACGGGGTTAAGTTTTCGATAGCGGTAAATACAGGAAGTGCGCATGAAGATAACAACGGGTACACTTTAACAGGTACTTCTAAAGAGGCTTTATTAGCACCTATATTAGATAGTTCAACAGTAACTGAATTTTTAGCAGTAGTAGCATAATCTAAGCATTAATATTTAAACTCCCTTTTCATTAATTTGTTAAGGGATTTTTTATTTAAAGTAACAAATCTAGCAATTTTTAGTTATAATAGTATGAAGGTAATATCACCAACAGATACAACGCATATAATTAAGATGATTCCTAGATTTTACACAATAGGAACTGACTTAACTTTGAATATAAAAGACGAGGCTGGAAGGATAGACGAAAGCGCAACTATAACAAACTTTACTATTGTAAACAAATACTTAAATCTAACGTTTACAGATGCTAATTTTTCTACATTAGACTTTTACGAAAATGGAAAGTATCAACTTAAAATTACTGATGTGGATTCTGGTGATATTCTTTATAGAGGCAAAATGATTGCTACAACACAAGCAACGCAAGCATATAAATTAACAAACGGATTGTACACGATATGAACGATATAGCATTATTAAAATTTCAGAATTACGTTCGCCCTTTACTTCAAGAAAATAAAGCGAAAGATTGGGTATTAAACGGTAAAGATAATTCATTCTATCAGACCATTATAGACAGGGTGAATGGTTCACCAACTAATTACGCAATTATCAGTTCTTATATAGATTTAATCTATGGTAAAGGATTAAGAGCTAAAAATGCTAAGTCTAATTTAGAAGGATGGATAAAATTCAAATCTATCATAACTAAGCAAGATATACGCAGAATTATAGCAGACCGCGAGTATTTTGGTGAGGCTTCGATGGAAGTTATACAAACTAAAGGTAAAGAATTAAGTTCTATCAATCATATACCTAAAAATTTACTAGTGCCTCAAATTGAAAATGAAGAAGGAGAAATTGAGAACTATTGGTTTAGTAGAGATTGGGGAGATACAACTAGAAACAAACCTACTCCGATACCAGTATTTGAAGGTAAAGCAGAGAAAGAAATATTTGTAATAGCACCATACAAAGCGGGGAAAAGTTATTTTTCCGACCCAGATTGGCTTTCAGTAATGACTTATTGCGAAATGGAAGAGGAAATTGCAAACCTAAATATTAACTCTATTAAAAAAGGGTTGAGTGCAGGTTATATTATAAATATTCCTGACGGAAATTCGTACACACCAGAAGAAAAAGAAGAGTTTAAAAGACAAGTTAAATTAAAGTTAGCAGGGTCAACTAATGCAAGTGACTTTATGATTTCGTTTAACGGAGTAGAGCAAGAGATAACAATCACACCCTTTCCTGTTAATGAGAATATACATAAGCAATGGGAATTTTTGACTAATGAAAGCCGTCAACAAATTATTACAGGTCATAAAGTAACAAGTCCTATGTTGTTCGGTATAAAAGACAGTACTGGATTCGGAAATAATGCAGACGAATTAGATACAGCCGAGGCTCAACTAATGAAAAGGGTCGTAGCACCTAAGCAGCAATATATCATTGATGCTTTAGAGTCTATTTTAGTTCAATATGATATTAATTTAGATTTAGAGTTTATTCCTTTAACAGAAATTAAAGAAGAGCCTAAAGCGGTAGAGTTAAGTAGTGATTGCGAGCATACTCATGGTGTAAACGATTTAATAAACTTAGGAGAAGATATAGATTTAAACGAATACGATTTAATAGACGAAGTAGAGGTTGATTATGAAAATGAATTAGAATTAAAGGCTACAATATCTGGAAACCCAAAAAAAGGGAGTATTCAAGATAGCAAAAATATATTAATACGTTATAAATACGCTGGAAACCCATCACCAGAAAGACAATTTTGTAAAGATATACTATCAGCTAATAAGGTTTATAGAAAAGAAGATATAGTTGCACAAGAAAGTAATCCTATTAATAGAGGTTGGGGTGCAAACGGTTCTAATACATACTCAATATGGCTCTACAAAGGCGGTGGGGCGTGCAAACATAAATGGAACAGAGTAATATATCTAAGAAAAGGAACTAAAATGACTTTAACCGATATAATAAGCACTGGCGAAGCAAGAAGAAGAGGTTATAAAGTACCTACAAACGACAGCAAGGTAAGCATAACACCTAATAGAATGCCGAAAAAAGGATTTTTAAAATAGATTATGGCAATTAAATTATTTATAACACCTCAAGAAATAGCAAACACCACCATTTTAGGCGGTAATATAGACCTAGACAAGTACACATTTGTAATAAATAGTGTAATGATTACGGTATTAGAGCCGCTTTTAGGTAGTTTGTTATACGATAAGATACTAACAGACTGGACTGCCGACACTTTAGCAGGTGATTACTTAACAATATTTACTGAATTTATCAAACCTATCACTAAAAATGAATCCGCTGCGGAATACATAGAGATGTCAAGTTATACATTAGCAAATGGAGGACTTTTTAAGCACTCTCCAGACAATGCAGAAGTAGTAGACAAGGACGAGGCGCAATTTTTAAGCGGAAAGTATCACAATATATCACAAATGTATATCCAAAGATTCAATAAATGGATATGTAAGAACGTTATATCAGAATATAAAATATCACAAGACGAGGTAAACGCATCAAAAAGTTTAACAGTACGCTCTGGGTGGTTCTTTGGAAGAACAAAAACCGATTATGATAATCAGTATTTTTGCGATAACGACCTTTCCTGTTAATGATTTGCGGTATTACATCGGGCAGGTCTAAACAATGTAGTGATAGTGTTGCAGGGTTCAATATTGTTTACTTGTTTCCTTTCGTTAGTTACGATAGGAGTCAAATTATTTTAAATACTAACATTGTAACTACATTCCCAGATACTGAAATTTTTAAATTTGAAGTATTGAACGCTAATTTGTCAGAAGAAATGAGCGAAGATGATGGAGGTATATTTTACAGTCAGAATTTGAGTTTTGATTTGGCGAGAACTAGCGTAGAAGATAATTTAGAATTGACTAAGTTGATGGATAAAGACTACATGGCTATCGTTTCAGATAGGAACGGTATCTTTAGATTATTAGGAACTTACAACGGATTGAGCGCAGAGGTTACAAAGGTCACAGGAGGCGGTATGGAGGACTTTAACGGGTATAAGGTAACGATGGAAGGAAAGGAATCTTTAAGCTCTTTATTCGTGTCTAATTTAGAAGATGCTGGATTTGTAGAGGATGGTTTTCTTTTGCTGGAAAACGGAGAGTTTATTTTAACAGAAAGTAACGAGAAAATAATATTGGAATGAGTAAAAGATTAAGCGCATTAACGAAAATAACATCTATATTAGACGGGGCTTTAATATACATAGTTGATTTAACACGAACGGCAGGAGACCAATCAGTAGGTATTACTAAGCAAAACCTAGCGAACGACTTAGGACAAGCAACAGGTGAACCAGTTTCTTATAGTGCTATATGGTCTACTGGTTTAACCTTCCTAGTCTCTGCGGAAACTTACTACATAAATAATAATATACACACAGCAACGGCTGCAAATGTTACTTTAGATGCTGCTCATGCAAGTTTAGATAGATTAGATTATTTAGGCGCATTCGCAGACGGTACAGTAGGTAAGGTTACAGGAACACCCGCAACGACATCTTTAGTTACCGAGCCAGAATATGACCCTTCTGATTTTTTCCCTATAAAATTAGTCTTAATTAATACAGGAGATACCACCCCAACAGACCCAGATACAGGAGAAACAGCAGACACTACGTTAATATTTGACGAAGATACGGGAAGCCCTACTGAATGGGATTTGACTTTAAACAGTGGTGATTTAGCAGTAACAACAGTTGACCCTTATAGCGGCACTAAATCAATAGAAGCTACTAATTCAAATCTTAATGATTTAATGACCTTTACTTGGACTTCATTAAAAAGTACAGATGATATAACTGCATTAAGCTGGTGGACTAAATTAAAAGCAGATATGTCTGCAAATAGCATTAGATTAAGTTTTCATAATGGCAATGAATTGGTAGGAAAGGTTACTTATTTTAATGACGGCAGAAATGGCTTTGATAGTTCTAATTTATCGTATCAAAAAATAACGATAAATAGAGATGATTTTATAGGGTTGCCTAGTGCGCAATACGATAGTATTAAAATAAGTTATTTTACACAAACTTTTGCAGGTTATTTCTTTGATAAATTTGAACTACACGAAGGCTCTACTGCTTTACCACCAACTAGCGGAGGAAACTTTGGAGATGTGTTTGGAGCAAATGTTTCAATAGATGACAGTATAGCAGTATTTAGTGGAACTACTGGAAAGATTATAAAAGATAGCGGAATAAAGATAACAGACTTAACCGAAACTTTAGCTTTTAGCGATGAAACAACAAGTCTAACAACAGGAACAAGTAAACTAACTTTTGCTATGCCTAATTACGCAACTACTTTAACGGGTGTAAGCGTAAATGTAAAGACTGCACCAACTGGAAGCACACTAATATTTGATTTAAACGAGGGTGGTACTTCTGTATTAAGCACAAAGGTGTCTATTGACATCGGAGAAGTAAACAGCGAAACATCAGCCACTCCTCCTGTTATATCAGACAGCGCAATAGCAGCGAATGCTGTAATGTCGATTGATATAGACCAAGTAGGCAGTACCATTGCGGGAGTAGGCGGTAAATTTAGATTATATTATAAAAAAGCATGATAAACCCGTACAGATTTTTAAGCGAAGGAAATTTTACATTTTCAACAACTTCTGTTATTTCAAATTGGTCTCCTACTACAGTTGTAAATGGAGGCAGCACTTTAACTTGGGATATTACAGGAGACATAACACCAACCTCTCAAAATGTAAACGACCCCACTTTTGATTTAACTGCAAATACAGGAACTGTAAACATGAATGTTTATGATATTAGTTTAGTTACTTTTTTAGACTTTAGAAATTTAGATTTTACATTATTAAATTCTTCTAATTTGGTTTCTTTGCAATCATTAAATGTTATTAACAGCTTTTTAACAGATTTAGATTTAACTAATAATACTTTGTTACAGCAATTATTTCTTACTAACAACTCTTTAACTACTTTAAGTTTAACCACTCAAACCTTTTTAATTATTTTAGATTGCGAGGATAACAATTTAGCAACTTTAGATATTAGTTCAACAAATATTAAAATTTTAAGATGTGAAGGAAATAGTTTTTCTTCTACCGTAACAAACAAAATATTAACAGATTTAGTTGCTATTGGTCAAAATAACGGTACTTTAAGCTACAGAAACAATGAAACAGGACAAGGAGTCACAGACAGAGCAACTTTAATAAGTAGAGGTTGGACGATAACAAATTACGCAACATAATCTGAAAAATAATGACAGCAAAAGAAAACGAAGAGTTTATCATACTCAAGCAAGATGTAAAGTATATAAAATCTGAGGTTACAGAAATTAAAAAAAACAGCAAGCAACTAAACGAAAGCATGCTGCTTTTAACTTCTAAAATGTTTACAGACGATTTAACAGGCGAAAAAGGGTTTTTTGAGATAACCAAAAGACATGGGATTCGCTTGACTAAATTAGAGAATTTTAAAGCGGTTGGTTACGGTGTTATTATGGCAGTAGGAATATTAGCAGGATGGTGGTTAAAATTTAAAAAACAAGGCTCATGAAATATTTTGAAGAAGAGGAGTTTTTAATGGATGGCGTTATAGTTTTCGATAAAATGGATACTAACTTATTAAAGGATTTAGACGTACTTAGAGGACTTGTAAACGAGCCTTTACGCTTAACTAGTAGTTATAGAGATGAGGAGAAAAATAATGCAGTAGGAGGGTCACAAAGAAGCCAACACTTAAAAGGTAAAGCGGTAGATATTTCTTGCAACAACGGAACGTTAAGAGCAAATATTGTAAAGCACGCTTTATCTATAGGTTTAACTTGCGGAGTTGCAAAGACTTTCGTACACGTAGACAATAGAAGTAATCAAGTTGTATTTTCATATTAATGGGATTTTTAAGTAAACTATTTAGCGTAGGAGCAGGAAAAACAATCATATCAATTGGAGACGTTGCAGACAAATTATTCACTTCCAAAGATGAGAAGCTGACCCATGAGGAGGTTAGAATGAGAATACTAAACACGCCTTCACTTGCTCAAATTGAAGTAAACAAAGGAGAAGCTGCTCACAGGTCACCTTTTGTTGCTGGATGGAGACCTTTTATAGGATGGGTTTGCGGTCTCGCTTTATTATACAACTTCATTATAAGAGACATTCTTGCTTGGTCTATCAGATTGGTAGATAAAACAATAGAAGCACCACCAGAGTTGGCTATGGAGCATTTGATGACAGTCTTGCTTGGTATGTTAGGTCTTGGAGGTATGCGTACTTACGAAAAGTTGAAAAATAAATCATTTTAAAAAAATACATTCAATTAATTACAAGCACTTTCCTTTACAGTTAGTGCTTTTTTTACCTTTACAATATAATATTTAAAAATAAACGTTAATATATTAAGTTGTTTAAATAATATTGTATATCTTTGGTGTATAATTAAAACTAATATTATGAATACGGAATTAACAAGAGTTTGGAACAGTTTAGATAGAGATGATAAATTAGAAATCATTGAAAACGGAATAGATATGTGTAGCGTATCGGAGGGTTTTTTAATGTTAAGATTATTTAAAAAAGGTAATGAAATTTCTTCTTTTATTTCTAACACATTAGAAAATCATCTTTGTGTTGAGGTTGTATCTAAATCTACATTAAGCGAGTTGTTTAGCGATGAACACGATTTTGAAGAAGAGGACGCAGAAGTTATTTTAAAATGGATGGAATCACAAAAATAAAAACTAATATTATGGTAAAAAAAACAATTGACTTCCCAGATGATTTATTATTAAAAATCACAAAAATTGCAAAACTTGAAGATAGAAGTTTTAGCGGACAAGTAAGGGTATTATTAGCAGAATCAACAAAGAAAGTAAAATGAAAAAAGTAACGCAAAAATTACTAGACAAGGTATTGAAAGAGGCTGACGAGCATATAACTGATTTAGATGTTTATATTGAATATAACACGGAAACATTTTATTTTTTCTTTGAAATAAATGCTACATTTGAGGAAACTGCTTATATTGCTTTAGATTTAGACGATAACAAGGTTGAGTTATCAGAGGAGCAAATCAACTTTGTATTTAAACACGTAAAAGACTTACAAGACACCGAAATAGAGAAACAAAGAGAATTAGAAAATCAATTTTAAAAACATAAAAAAATGACTAAAACAATTTTACCCACAGGAGTAGTAGTAAAGCATAGACAAGAAGGTAGTATAAAGGTGTATAGCCAAATACTAAAAGATGAACCTATCTACAACGAAGTAACATTAGAAACTGCTCTTAGAAATGAGTTAAAAGACAACCTTATAAAGTTACACCAATGAAAAATATAAAATTCAATAACAATGAATTAACTATGATACAGAGAGCATTAATAAACTTTATCTTAATGGACGATATAACATTAGAAGAAGCGAAAGAATTAAAAGAATTGTACCTTAAAATTAAATAAAAATGAATTTACAAGATTTAAAAAAAGAGATGCCTTTCAAATGGCGAGTTCAAAGTACTAGCCAATACGGTTCTAATTGCGTTGCTTACATAGATGCAAGAGATGTACAAGATATATTAGATGATGTTGTAGGTGGTGCTAATTGGCAAGTAAAATATGAAGAGCATAAAGGAAATCTATTTGCAAGTATAGGTATATTACTTGAGTCTGGATGGGTTTGGAAATCTGACTGCGGAACTGAAAGCCAAGTTGAGAAGCAGAAAGGAGAAGCCTCAGATGCTTTTAAACGTGCCGCTGTAATGTGGGGAGTTGGCAGATTTTTATATTCCTTAGAAATCATTAAAATAAAAGAAGTTATAAAGGCAGGTAACAAATATCATCCTGCGCATAACGGTCAAAGAATTTGGAATATAAACGAACACTGTAATAAGATTCATAACTCAAAGAAAGTTAAACGCAAAGAAGCATTAACTATTGATAAGTTTGAGAAAGCGAAACTATTTACCTCTGAACAAATACAACAAGTGTTAGACACGTTTAGAATGTCAAGCGAACAAAGAAAAGATTTAACTACATTAATATGAGCCAGAAAGTAAGCATAGTATTAGAATTAGAAGATAGACGGCAGAGCCATTTTTACGAACAATGGATAAGGGGAGAATTTAATGTTATAAGTTATGCAAACCTACCAGACACATCTAAATTATACGAAGAGAATAGCACCTTTAAGAAGTTAGTTGCTAATGTTAAAAAAGCGCAATGGGAAAGAGATACATTTATAAATAAAAATAATGAAGTTTGACCTATCTAACAGTTTAGAACTTAGGAAGTACGAAACAAGGTCTGATGAATTAAAAAAAGCTGGTAGCAAAGTAGATTTTACAAAAATAGGAGAAAATAGAACTGTAAAAATTAACAAATACTTACACGTTTGTATCAATCTTTACGCTATTGAATTTGGTTATACAAGCAGCGAAGCTAAAACAGATTTAAAAAGATACTGCCCTTTTATGATTTATGAAAAGAACGGGAAAAAGTATCTAGTTGAGACTTCTAAGCAAACCAATGAAGAATGTAGTAAGTTTGTGGAGTGGATAAGAAACTATGCAAGTAATCAAGGTTTGTACATACCAGATGCAGACGAATACAAGAGCAACAGGTTTGAAATAGATAAAGAAATAGATAAATATAAAACACACTTATGAAAACAAAAAAAACAAAAACCATGAAAACAAGAATAGAGAAAATTACATTGTATAGTTATAAGGCTTGGTGGAAAAACCCTCAAAACCAAAAAAAGAAATTAACATCTTACTCTTGTAAATTTGAAACCGTAGAAGCTGCTAAAAAATGGTATCTTAATTTCGGAAAAGCTTTAGAAAAAAAATTTAAAAGGGAACTTATTTTTTCAGAAACTATAATAACAAAAGAAATAGAATTAACTTAAAAAAAATAATGAAGAAATTAAAAGGAGTCGACGGAAAATTAGATACGGCTTGGAGCAAACTCGTAAAGTTAAGAGCAGGGATGAAATGCGAAATAGAGAATTGTAAACACAAACCAACATTAAACAGTCATCATATATTTATCAGAAAAAACCGAAGCACTAGGTGGGATGTTGAAAACGGATTATGTCTATGTATAGGGCATCATACAATGAGCAGTAAATTTTCCGCGCATGGAAACCCTATAGCATTTACATATTGGCTTGAAGAATACAAAGGTAGTGATTTTATAGATAGCCTTTCTTTTAAAGCACACAGTACTATGAAGTGGAGCAAGCAAGAAAAAGAAGATTTGCTAAGGGATTTAGAAGATGAAATAAAAACGTATAAGTAACACATAGTTTAAAAAATATCGTATATTTATAGTATGGAAAAATATAAAGATATAAAAGGTTACGAAGGCGTTTATCAAGTAAGCGACTCAGGAAACGTTAAGAGTTTAAAATTCGGTAAAGAAAAAATACTTAAAAGTTGTATTGATACTGGAGGCTATTATTATGTAGGACTGTCTGAAAATAATACAAGAAAGTTTTTTAGAGTTCATAGATTAGTAGGGAGCGCGTTTATTATTAATGATAATAATTATCCTGAAATAAATCACATAGACAAAAATAAAAGCAATAATACATGCTCTAATTTAGAATGGTGTACAAGGCAACAAAATGCAGATCACGGATACTCTAAAAAAGTTTTTCAATTCGATATGGATGGTAATTTTATAAAAGAATGGAAGTCTACTTCTGAGGTTGGAAGGAGCGGTTTTGTTCAACAACATATTTCTGCTTGTTGTTTAGGTAAACTAAAACACCATAAAAAATATAAATGGAGTTTTGAAAAGGATATATTACTAACAGAATTAAACAAAGAAATAAAATCTTATGACTAAATATGAATTAATAATAAACACAGTACAAAATATATCTGAAATTCAAGATATAACATTACCAAATAGAATGAGATTTGTAGCAGACTGTAGACACGTTTGTTACGGATTATCAAAAAAGTATTACCGTAAAAAATACAACGGATACGTAATGTCTAAAATGATGAAAAGAACACACGCATCAGGAATCAACTCTATAAATTCTTTTGAAAATAACATTAATAAATCTTGGTTTGAAGGGAACGACGTGTACAATAAATCTGTTCTAATCTTAGATGAAATTTTAGGCGTTAAGAACGAAGAAATTAAAAGAGAGATTCAAAGACTAGACGATAAGCGAGAGTTTCTTATCTCTCAAATTGAAGTAAATAATTAAATTATAATTAAATATATAAATATGGATAAAATTTATCATCATTACACGCTATGGGAAGATTGGAAGGCTGGATTCTATAACAATATGTCTGGAGATGCAAAAAAAGAAAAAATACAGTCTGTTTTAAATATGTTTCAAAGCAAAGAGCTTACAAACGAATACATGAATAAGGTTATAGAAACATGGAAGTATTCGTGCGAGCAGAATTTCACAAACGAATCTATAAATAAAGTAGCCTACTTAGGGCAAGCAGCTTGCTGTATTTACGGAAGTGTACCTTCTACGATAACAATGGAGGCTTGGAGTTTGTTAGACAACAAAACTAAAGAACGCTCAAACAATATTGCCTTAAATATTATAAAAAAATGGAAACTAGCAAATAAAAATATACAATTATGCCTAAAAATTATTTAAATCAAAACGTTTTAGAAGCTACATACGAAAGAACAAATTATGTGTTTGATAATTTTAAAAGAATATATCTTTCTTTTAGCGCAGGAAAAGACTCAACTATAATGCTTCATACCACTATGAAAATAGCTAAGCAAAGAGGAGTTAAAATAGGGGTTATGATAGTTGATTTAGAAGGTCAGTATAAGTTAACTATTGACCATATTATTAAAATAACAGAAGAGTATAAAGATTATATTGATTTATATTGGATATGCTTACCTATTCATTTAAGAAATGCTGTTTCTGTTTACGAACCTTTTTGGAAATGTTGGGATAAAGACAAGAAAGAGGATTGGATTAGAGAACTCCCTAGTAATTGTATTAGTGATATTAATCATTTTCCTTTTTTTAAGGACGGTATGGAGTTTGAAGAGTTTGTTCCAGAGTTTGGAGAGTGGTACTCTCAAGGAGAGTTAACAGCTTGTTTGGTAGGAATTAGAACAGATGAAAGTTTAAATAGATACAGAACAATAGCTTCTGATTCTAAGGTTAAGTTTAACGATAAATGTTACACTACAAAAGTGACGGATAATGTTTTTAATGTTTACCCTATTTACGATTGGAGAACAGAAGACGTTTGGGTTTATCACGCTAGATATCCAGAGCATAGATACAACTACCTTTACGAAATGATGCATAAAGCAGGGTTAAGCATATCACAACAAAGGATATGTCAACCTTACGGAGATGACCAAAGAAGGGGTTTGTGGTTATTTCACTTAATAGAGCCAGAAACGTGGGCAAAAGTTGTTGCAAGAGTAAACGGGGCTAATTCTGGAGCGTTGTATGTAAACGAGAGCGGTTCAATAACTGGATATAATAAAATAACTAAACCAAAAAACCATACATGGAAAAGTTTTAGTGAATTATTTTTAAGTAGTGTTCCTGATGTAACAAAACAACACTATCTAAATAAAATATTCACTTTTGAAAAATGGTGGGAAGAAAGAGGTTATCCACATGGAATCCCAGACGAAGCCCCGTACGTTTTAGAGGGTAAAAAAATCGTACCTTCATGGAGAAGGATTGCTAAATCATTATTAAGGAATGATTTCTGGTGTAAAGGACTAGGGTTTACTCAGCACAAAACAGCTGCTTATAAAAAATATTTAGACTTAAAAAAGAAACAAAGAAATAACGATAAAATATATAAAAACGTATAATTATGAAAAAAATAATAGAAGGATTGTTAGAATTAAATTTACACGAAAGGGTGGAGGCTATAAATAAAATAAAAATACAACTCCATGAAATAAGTCCATTTAACACAGAGCCTACAGATTGTGTTTTATGGGTAAAAAATGATATTGTTAAAGCTAATGACTACAATCCTAATTCAGTTGCGCCTCCAGAAATGGAGTTATTAAGACTCTCTATTTCAAACGATGGATACACTCAGCCAATTGTGAGTATGAAAAACGAGGATGGAACAATTGAGGTTATAGATGGTTTTCATAGGCACAGAGTCGGTAAGGAGTGTGAAGAAATACAATCTAGAGTACATGGTTACCTTCCTGTTGTTCAAATAAAAGAATCTCAAAAAGGATTAAACGACAGGGTAGCTTCCACGATTAGACACAATAGAGCAAGGGGTAAGCATAGGGTGGACTCTATGAGTGAAATTGTAGCAGACCTTAAAAAAAGAAATTGGTCTCCTAAAAAGATAGGTAAAGAATTAGGAATGGACCAAGACGAAGTGTTGAGATTAGCGCAAATAACAGGATTAACTGAACTTTTTGCAGATAAAGAGTTTTCTAAATCATGGGATGTAAATGAAAAAGAGTAAAGATAATAAAGTGGAATTTCACGAAGATACGCATTCTTATATTTTAGAAGGTAAAAAATTAACTAGTGTAACTCAATACATATCTGAATTTAAAGCGCCTTTTGATACAGAAAGGATTGCTGGTGATTATGCAAGAAAGCGTGCTCTTACAAAAGAGTATGTTATTAAAATGTGGAAAGACAAAGCAGAAAAATCTTGTAAAATAGGAACGTATATTCACTCTGTATTTGAGGATTATATTTTAAATGTATATCACAAAAGTAAAGATTATCCTAAAAAAGAATCAGCATACTCTGTAATAGATGATTTGTTTAAGTCTGGAAGGCTTACTCCTGTAGAGGCAGAATATATTGTTTACAATGAAAAATACGCTGGTCAAATAGACTGTATCGCTAAAAACAAGAAAGGAGAGCATTTTATTTTAGATTGGAAAACAAATAATAAAATAGACTTTTTTAATAATTGGCAAAAAATGCTAGGTAAGTACTCGTGTTTTGATGATTGTAGTTTTAATAACTATTCAATACAATTAAACGCATACAGGGAATTATGTAAAGACTACGATATTAAAGCGTGCTATATTGTACATATTACAGATAATGGATATAAGTTTATAAAGGTAAAGGATTTAAATATAAATTTAAATTAACAACAGCTATATTGTTAAAATTTAACTGTTAATAAAGTTTTTTTGATAAATTAACTAGAGTTAAATATTAATATTACTTTTGGTAAGTGTTCAGACTTAGCGGTTTGATTCAATGAGGCGCAACCACCTGCACATTTCTTTTTTTTGGTTGTATAAATGGTTGAAATTATGAAAAAAACAAAAAGAAAAGCATTTAATTTTTTACGTAGTTATTTTGACGTATTAAACGAGTTGGAAAAAGATTCTGATAAGTTGAGTTTTTTAACGTCTATAATAAATAAGCAGTTTTTAAATGAAGACCCTAACGAGTTAAAATTTATAGCAAAGTTATGTTATGAGAGTCAAAGGCACTCTATAGAATCAAGCGTAAAGGGTTGGATTAGAGCGAATAAGACAGATTTACAAGGTTATGTTTTAGACACCCCTAGGACTGACCCCCCCACCAACCCCCCCACTAACCCCAAGGAAGAGGAAGGGGAAGAGGAAGTACAAGAGAAAGAGAAAGTACAAGAGAAAGTAGAATTAATAATAAATAGAGAAGCGGAATTTAAAAATTCCTTGCAACCGTTTTTAGAAGAGTTTGGTTCTAATACTTTAAATGATTTTTATCTTTACTGGACTGAAAAAAAACCAAAAGGAAAAAAGATGTTATTTGAAATGCAAAAAACTTTCGATGTTAAAAGAAGATTAGACAGGTGGTCTAAAAACAATTTTGGAAATAAAGAAAAAAGTTCCGCAAAAAAAGAAGATGCTGCTTTAATCTTACAAAGAAAATACGGCTTAATAAATTAAAATATGGACTTAGTTAAATTAGATAAACAATTACCTTTAAGGGCATACCCAGAGAAAGAACTAAATAAGGTACTTTTAATGAACTTTCTGCCCTTCTTGACTAGACTATTATCACTTACAGATGAAGTGAGCGCAAATCGCCTTGAAATGGCTTTACCAGCGATAAAGGAGCAATGTATAGGAATGGGTTTCAAAGAAATTAAGAAAATGTTTGAAATGTATGTAGATTCTAAATTAAGTCTAAAGCCTATACCAAACTATTTTGATAGGATATTACTGGGCAAGATAGTAAGTAATTATAAATCGTTAAACAAACCAAAAAAAATGGAGGAAAAAGAAATTTCAGAAGAGGAAAAAGAGTTTATCATGGCAGAAGCAATTGATAGACTAAAAAAAGAGGTTGCTATTAATAAAAAGATAACAAGTATATGCGTTCATGTTTACGACCACCTAGACGAAAAGCAACTACTACCTAAAGAGAAAGAATACAAGCTAGAGATTTACGAACGAGCAAAGAAAGTAGCGAAAGGAGAAGCAGCAAGCAAAGCAACTAATTCACTAGAAGAGCACAGGAATTTAAAAGCAGCGATTGAAAAAATAGATTTACCTAAGAACTCAAATGTAATTAACATTGCAAAGAGATTGGTGTTAGAAGATTACTTTAAAAAATAAATTATGAAAATATTAGTAGCTTGTGAAGAAAGCCAAGCGGTAACAAAAGCTTTTAGAAGTTTAGGACATGAAGCATATAGTTGTGATATACAAGAGTGTAGTGGTGGCAAACCACAATGGCACATACAGGGTGATGCTATAAAAGAAGCGTATAGTGGTAAATATGATATGATGATAGCTCACCCACCCTGTACCTTTATGAGTAAAGCGGGTGCTAGATTTATGTACCCTACAGCTGGAAATGTATGCCCCGATAGATTAAAATTAGGTTTAGAAGCTCAAGAGTTCTTTATTAAATTATTAAACGCACCGATTAAACATATTGTTGTAGAAAATCCAACACCGTTAAAAGTGGTAAGATTACCTAAAGAAACTCAAGTAATACAGCCTTATCAGTTTGGACATCCGTATAGTAAAAGAACTTTGTTGTGGATTAAGAATTTACCACCTTTAGAACACACTGACGTTCTTGATAAATGGACTCCTTTCTTACCAAGTAATACTGGAGGTAAGAAGAGAGGTCAAAAGACTAATAGAGGTACTTCTAGGAACGCTAAAGAGAGTAGTAAAACTTTTCAAGGAATTGCTAATGCTATGGCTGAACAATGGAGCGAATATTACCACAAAAACCAATTAACAATTTTTTAATTATGATTTCAAGCAACTATAAAATAATAAAGAACTTAGTAGAGAAACACGCTAAGATAAAAGACTTATCTATTAAAGGGAATAAAAAACACTTAGCACTATCAAGATGCGTTTACTATAGAATATGCAAAGTATATCAAGGAAAAGACTACAGCCATACAGAAGCAGCAAAAGCGATAGGAAGATGTCACAATAATTCTATTTACGGGTTAAAAAGTTTTTCTAAATTTAGATGTCAAATTTTCTTTGAAGAATATATTAATATTGGTTTCTATTGCACAATAGATTTATCAGAAATAGAAAATAAAATAAATAATTTAATAACAGAAGAAACTAAAAAATAAATAAAATGAAAAAACAAAGGAAAAGATTAAGCAATTCAGAGGCAACTTTATTAGGAATCCAACCTAAACCTCAAGATAAAAAAGGAGAGAATACTAGATACATGATTACTAGTGAACAATTTAAAAAGATTAAAGAACACAGGCGTAACTTATCAACTTTAAAGAATGAAGTTAAGTCAGAAACAAAGGCAAACGATTACGAATCCAAACCTTTTGTATTGTCTGCTTTTAGCGATGACGGTAAGATGATGGGCATAGATGATTACTGTAGAGCTTACAATTTAATACGTAAAGATATTTCAAGTTGGAAGTTAATCACTCATACAGGTACACCTTATTACAATATTGTATTTAAGGAAAATAAAGAGGATTTATCTAGTATTATAGATATTGATTTTATAGAAGAGATTGCTAAAAAGCATATCAAACCAGTAGAATTAAAGCAACAGTTTACATTTATAGACAGCAGTCAAATAGATAGAATCGTTTACACAGATGTACATATCGGAATGTGTACGGATAAAGTAGGAACAGCCTTATATGCTAGTCCTTGGAATAAAGAGCGGTTAATGCTTAGAATGGAAGAGATGTGCGATTACACACTATCAAGGCAGAAGAGCCAAACATTACATATAGACGAATTGGGGGACTTACTAGATGGTTGGGATGGGTACACAACTAGAGGAGGGCATAAGTTGCCACAGAATATGACAAACAAAGAGGCGTTCGATGCTGCAATTGATTTTAAAGTAAAGATGATTGATTACTTGATACCGTATTACTCCAAGATTGTATGCAATAATATTTGTAATGACAACCATGCGGGAGACTTTGGATATATTGCAAACCAAACATTTAAATTCATCATTGAACAAAAGTATTTAGGTAGTGTAGAAGTTACAAACCATGTTAAATTTATCAATCATTACAACATAGGTAGACATGGAATTGTTATAACGCACGGGAAAGACGATAAGTCTTTAAAGTTTGGATTCAAACCACACTTAGACCCGAAACAAATAGAAAAGATAGACCAGTATTTAAAACAATACGGAGTTTATAAGTTTGATTTTATAGAGTTCGGTAAAGGGGATAGTCATCAATTACTGTTGGATTATTCCACAAGTGATGATTTCGACTACTTTAACTTCCATGCCTTTAGTCCTAGTTCTGAATGGGTGCAGACTAATTTCAAGAAAGGTGTTAGCGGGTTCACCCATGTAAGTATGAGCAAAGAATCAAACATTAAAATAGTGACCCCTTACTTTTTTAACTAAAAAATGATTATGAGAACCAATTTATTAGAACGGCTTAAACCTGAGTTTAAAGCGGGGCTAGAAGCTAACAGACAAAAGTATCCGAGTTCAGTTGAGGATGTAGAAAAAGTATTAAAAAGTTTTGTCATTTATGACGATTTAACTATCAACCAAATAGTAAAAATTTTTGAATTTTGTAACCACCAAAGTATTGGCAGAACCTCCTTCGACTGGAAGTTTGGACAAGATGCTTTTGAAACGTACAACGGACTATGTTAACCGCAGAGGCTATACACGAGCTAGCTTTGAACAAAACAAGAGCTAAACGAGTAATACTGGAAATAAGAGCAAATAGGCTCAAGTATGAAATAGAGCACAAACTAAACGGCGAAATAACTTTAGAGCAATTGATTGCTGTATACGAAGGCACATTAAAAGAGCAAAAAGTTTGGGAATATATGGAAGAAAATTTAAAATATGAATAACTATTTGGGAATAGCGGTTTAAAAATAAACAAATATAGACAATGTAATTATGTTTCGTAGTAACACAGTTAGTTTAAAACTAACAATACAACTATGAATAGTAATAGTGCTTTAAATAACACTTATAAATAATATTGTATATTTTT